GATTATAACATCATCTGATTTTTGGTATTCAATGGTATGTAAACTTTCATTCAAATCGAAAGGAATAGAGTTTGTTAAAATGGTTTTATCATCATCATCTTTATATGCGCCATAGTAAATATCATCAATGTATGATTCCGTGGGAAACCTTTCAGGATCTACATTGATTTTATATCTTGAAATATTGAAGTTATTATAGGAGAAAGCGTTTCGAATTGGAATGTAATCATCAAACTTGTCAGAGTGGATTTTAAGTGTATTGAAGTCATCGGGTGATAATTTCATATCATAAGTGCTAGCAAATGGATAGATGATATCAATAAACAAATTCTTATAACTCTCGCTACAACGAGTCGATTTGTAAACATGTCTTCCGAATATGTTTTTTGGTGAATTGTCTAGATTTTTAATCTTAGTATCTGCTTTGCAACTATCGGGTGTGTTTTTCAAATCATCTATCTTCACTTTTGTTATGGAATGATCTTGTTTAAAATGTTTCAACATTTCATCTGGAACATCACAATGATAGACATCAATATAATGTTGAGAAGCGTCAAAATCAATAAGATTGTTTGTGAAAAGACGGTTAAAGTCTGTTTCAATATCATTAGACTGACAAAGGACATTATCAACTTCAATGTATTTGTCTTTTATTACACTCATGAATATGTAATCATGAATCTTGTGTTTAATGAAAGGGTTGATTTTCAAGTCTCCCACAAAATCAAGAAGTTTTACTCTTTTGATAAAAAAATCATTAAAATACCCATAAAGCTTTTCATCATAATGTGTATCAAGTGAGAACACAAAATAATCATACTCGCTTTCCATGAAGTCAATAAACATATTGTTTGTATTATCATATGAATTACAATAATCACTTACATATTCTTTAGGCTCTCTATTTATATTTTCAAAACGCATGCTTTTATGATAAGCTTTCTTGAATAATCGATCAAACAACACTTTATCTCTCTCATATATGTAACCGATCTTTGTGTTATCTTCTATAGAGTGTATGTTTGGTACATCTTGTAATTTAGAAATCACCATGTAATGTCTTTTATCAGTTGATATCCCGATAAACTTTACATCTTTCATATTCAAAAACTCAACAATGTTTGTAGACTTGACATCATCTGGTTTAATGAATGAGTTTATACACTGATCATTGAATGGGTGATCTGTATGTAAGACATAATCATTATCATTTACTTCGTAAACAACTTCTTCCTCAACGAAAGTTTCAGTCACTTTAGTTGGAGTTTGTAATACCCCAAAAGCATACAATACGATAATGCTTAAAATAAGTAAAACACTAAGCAGTAAATAAATGCTTACCATTTGTTTTATTGACAGAAATTAAATCTTATGTTAAATAATAAAACTTAAAATGATTGGCATAAATGGTAGGATTATCTACAGCATCTTATTATTTGTGTTGTTGATGTTACTCATGTATTGTACAAAACCATCCATGATGTTTAAAAGGGATGATACGATCAAACCATTTGGTATCAATAAAAATCAAACGATCATGTCTCTTGGAGTGTTCACAATTGTTTGTGCGATTGTATCCTTTTATTTATTCGCAATGATTGATTTGATCTTTTCCTAATTCATAAAAATGTATGTTATAAACAAAGATGCAATGGTAGCAACGGTGGGTTCTTATCCTCATTTGTATGAAGAATACCTTCGAATTTATGATTTGTATCTAAACAATCAACATTTATTTGACAATCCACCTTTCACCAATGATAAGGAAAAACTCCAAGTTCAATTTCGTGAAACCAAGTTCGAACTCAAAAAACCAATGTATTCATTACGAATGAATGCATTACAAAAATTACAGAATAGCAAACATGAATTGATGAAAAAATATGATTTTGAAAAGAAGAGGATCATTTATGGTGAGAAGAAAGACTTCACAGAAATAAAGCGTTTAACACAACTGATTCACGACAATGATAAAGCAATGAATGAATTGGTCACTCATTTTCAAAAAAAGAAAGACCAACTTGAGTCTGAATGGAACCATGTAAATGATGCTCATTCAAAATCATTAAATACAAAGAAAGAACTGTTTGATTCTATACATAACACTAGTGATGATGTAATTCAAAAAACAAAGATTAATCAATACTTGAATATGACTTTAGAGGATAATGCTTCCCAAAGGGAGGGTATTTTGAGAAAGATGATCGCTGTTGATGATTACACGCTTTCAAAACCTATTATTATGAGCGCTGATATAAATCAAACTCCTGATGTAAAACCAAAAGAAAAATCAAAATTAGAAAAGAAGATCAAAGAGAAATTAAAGAAAAGTACACCAAAAACAGAAACTGAAGTCAAGAAAGAGTGGAAACAAAATGTAATGAAAGGAATCTTTGGTTCCTTGTCTGATTGTAAATCAACCAAACATTCCAAACCATACTATTTGAGCAAGGCACAAATTTATGCTCTTATTGAAAAAGATGCTCAACTCAAAAAGAAGGTTGGTAAGATGTACAAAAAATTGTCAAGAGATGAATTATGTGATAAATTGATGCTATGAAAAAATATATATTAGTAAATTAAACTTGATTCTCCATGTTTGGTAAACTTAATTTATTTGCATTGATCCTTTCTTTTTGTATCGGCATTCTGTATGTCTATATTAGCTCTCCTGCTCCTAATGTCGTGATGAAGTTTCCTTCTCCATATAATGCTGGCAAGGTAGTATATACAAACAAACTCAATGAATGTTACAAATACAAATATGATAAAGTGGATTGTAACAAAGAAGGTAAGGTAGAGTCTCAGCCTGTTTTAGAGAATTTTAATTCTTAAGTTATATAAAGAATGCTCTCAAAAATCGTGGATACATCTGCTGGATCTATTATTGTGTCTGTCATTATTGGTCTTGGACTTGCCTCCTTTTTCAGAAAAGTATGCAAAGATGGTAGATGTGTTGTGATTAAGGGTCCAGATGTCCAAGAAATCAGAGACAAAGTGTACAAAATTGACAATGAATGTTATAAATATACTCCAGTAATGACTGAATGTAAACGATAAAAGATATTTCCGTTTCAATCTTATATGTTAATTTCTTTTTTGAGTGTAAATGGTAAAATCAACACCAATTGCTCAGATCATACCACCACAACAGCAACAACAAGCCATTACTCAACCACCACCTCAACAAAAATATCAAGAAGAGATGAATGAGGATATAAATATTGAAGATTTAGTTCAAGAAAAAGAGAGACTATCCACAATCCAACAGCAACAACAATCTGATTTACAAAATCAAATAGATACATTAAAGAGAGAAATCGAAATGAACAAGTCCAATATCCCCACTCCTTCCTTGACACCACAACAACCACAAACAATGACACCAACACAGCAACAAACAATGACACCAACACAGTCACAAAGTATGACTGATTCATTCATTAATAAGAATGCTCTTTTATCTATTGTAGGCGATTTAGATTATTTCTTGTTTGTGATCGTTGTATTCATTTTAGTGGTGGTATACTCTGAATCAGTAAGGAGTTTCATTTTCCAAAAACTTGAAGTCAAGAACCTAGCCTATTTAACATCTTACACACAAGCACTTCTATCTGCAATATTGGTGGTTTTGATCAAAAAATTGAATTAAGAACAAAATTTATTATTTAAGTTAGAAACTATAACTATAGTGAACACATATCCAAAATGCAACCAACAAGTGGTCCATGTTATGATGGTGTGGATATGGAGCGGTGTAAGATCATGAGTTTAGAACAGAAGAAATACATGGATAAATGTTTGAACTTAGCCCATAAATCAACACTTACACAAAAACATGGTTGTGTGATTGTGCGGCGAAAGAAAATCATAAGTTGTGGATATAATTTCAAGATTCAGAATCATTTTGATCCTCATACTAAAGAATCAAGATGTGCCTTTCAAAATCATCGGTGTTCAAATGATATTTTCAGTGTACATGCTGAAATATCAACTTTGAAAAAAGTAAAAAATCAAGACTTGAGAGAGTGTGATCTTTATGTTGTTCGATTGGGTCCAACTAGTAATAATGTAACAAATACACGAAGTTCTCGTGAACCTATGAAGTATTCTTTACCATGTAAGGTGTGTAATTCATATATACAGTTTTGTGGAATCAAGAAAGTGTATTATTCAGTTAATCCTCAAAAGTGAATTCAGGATCAATGTCTTCCTCTACAACATCATCATCTGGTTCATTTTTTCTATTGAAATGGAAAATGGGTTTGATGCCCATAGATTTTATTTCTTGGCTAAGAAGCTTAAATGTGTAAGGAATTTCAACATTTGTAAATGATTTGTAATGATCATCAATCATAGACATAGGAGCATCTTTGTGTGGGTTGGCAAAATCTCCACCGTCTTTGTCCATTACGAATTTGTCCTTGTCTGATCGTTCCATCATAGATTCCTTAATGAAACTCGCAATACCATGTCCTAATAATGCGTTGGTTTCCATCTCACCAATGCGCAAACCACCTTGATTTGCACGACCATGTGTAGGTTGTTTCGTGGTTCCAGTGATAGGAGCCTTAGCAGGATCTACGCCTTCTCTATAGTTCATTTTATCATTTACCATGTGTTTTAGTCTGAAATAGTATGTTGGTCCAAAGAATATCTGGGTTTGTATTTGTTCACCCGTGAAGCCATTATACATGATTTCATCTGAATGTTTATGAACTCCTTGTTTTTCCAATAACTTGGTATAGCTTTCTAAATCCAAATGTTCGAATACTGTACCATCAATACGGTTTGCGCTTTCACAAGAGTATCGTGTCAATACAGCTTCGATCAAATGACCAATTGTCATACGACTTGGAAATGCGTGTGGATTTACAATTAAATCAGGAACCACACCATCTTTGGTAAATGGCATATCTTCTTGTGGGAGAATCATACCAATCACACCTTTTTGACCATGTCTTGATGCGAATTTGTCACCTAGCACTGGTTCTCTTGTTTTACGGAATCTAATTTTGAGTTTTGTCTTATCATTTTTAGAATAGACATACACTTTATCAATCATACCACCATTGGTGAAAGTGGCAACTTCTGATTTATCAGAATATGTTTTGATTGTATTATCTTGTTCATCTGTTCGAACTCTTTCCGCAGTCTCATCAAACTTATTCGAGACCACAGTTGTTTTTACCTTACCTACAAACACATCATCTTCTTCAATGTATTTATTTTCTAAAGGAAATCCATGTTCATCAATCTTATTCCATTTCGCATACTTGATATTCATCTCCGCACCTGCTTTGACCATATTCAAAGGATTACCAAATTGTAAGAATTCTCCTGTTTTGGGATTTTCATCTTCTGAAGCTACATATGCTTTGTAAATCGAACTGTTGAATAGTCCTCTTTCAATCGAGTTTTTGTTGATAATCAAACTATCCTCTTGATTGTATCCTGTGTATGTTGCGATTGCCACAATTACATTCTCACCATTGGTCAAGGCATCTGTATTTGTATATTTCGAATATTTGGTGTTGAGTAAACCTTGTTGTGGATAATGTAAGAGGTATCCAGCAGTGTCAATTCGTTTGTTAAAATTAGAAGCATATACACCAACCGCTTGTTTTCCTTGTTGACCAGAGAAAATATTACGAGGTGCTTGATTATGATGCGCTAATGGAATCAAACATGAATACAAACTTAAGATCAAAGAAGGATGGATTTCAATATAATCATATTTGTTCATAGGATTAAGATCAATATCTTCATACTTCATAGCGATTAATGCTCGACTTGTTTCAGTGGAATCAATAAATTCGAGACATGAAGCATTTTGTTCTTTTACCTTACCTTTGTCATATCCTAGATTTCCAATTCGTGAAGGTACCATAGCGGACCATTTATCATTGATCGATTTGTCTGACAAAATGGATTTGAAGCGTTTAAGTGATTCAGGAGTGTTGATAATAATAGGTCTTACACATCTACCAGCATCATTAAATAGTTCAATTTCATTTTCGATAATATCCCATGAGATTGAAGTGGTATAGTTGATAATGTTATTTATTTTGTATCTTCTTAGCTCTTTTAACAAGTCCATTGGAGAATCATGAGTTCCTACAAAGTTATTATTTAGCAATACTTTAGTATGATTTTGAATATCCAAAGCATACAACTCATCAATCGGTTTCATCCCCAGATCATGTAAGCATTGAATCAATTCATCTTCATCTGATTCTTGGGTAATAAAACAACTAGTAGCCATGTGTTTCAATAAACCAATATTTTCACCATCTGGTGACTCAATAGGACACATAAATCCCCATTGAGAAGCATCCGCACGATGTGGCGTTACTAATTTGAGACTTCTATCCATAGGTGTGTTGACTCTTCTGGTGTGTGAGATATATCCTGTATAGGAAAGACGATTCAGATCTTGTACAATACCTTCACTCTCTTTGAGACCCCATTTACCTTTGAAAGATCGTCTTGAAATTTCTGTAATGAAATTACGATCAAATATTGATTTTACATTTCCTTCAATGATTACCTTGAACTCATTCATATCTCCCCAACTACCATAAATGAATTCCTTATCAATCTTATTCTTGATATTATTTCTCAATTGATTATACCCATCACGAAACATATTCGTCATTAAAATACCACTGACATCCACTCGTTTGACCAAGTAACTATCTCTATTGGTATCAGTCAACTCACCTAATGCGTGTCTTATTAATTTGAACACAAGTGTTCCTGTATACATGGCCTTGTTCTTGAACAAAGGACCCACATTGGGGAATAGATCATTCTTTAAAATATGAAGCACTTGTTTCGGATCTTTGTATTTGGTATATCTAGCAATGTAGTCTAGGGCATCTGCTTGAGTAAAACTATGTGAACTATCATGAATTGATTTACGAATGAATGTCAAATAATGTTGGCTTACATTTTCGATCTTGTTTGCAAATATGATTTCAGTAATCTCTTTATCAGAGACATATCCAAGTGCTCTAAAAAGTGTGTACAAAGGGATTTGTGAAAAGATGTTGGGAATTTCTATTGTAATTGCATTCTTTCGTTCCGCGGAAGCGAGGGTCAATAAGGTGATCGTCTTCGGGAACAGTGAGTTTTTCTTTGAAGTACATCGAATGAGACCCATTTTAATGTACTTGTCAATACTCGAGTCTGTTGCGGATGAGAGAAACAACTTGTTGGTCGCTACTCTTTCTTGAGATACAATCGTTTTCTCTTTACCATCGACTATGAAGTAGCCTCCTTGGTCATAAGGGCATTCGCCAGATTGAATGAGTTCATTTCGATCCATTCCTTGGAGATTACAAAGATCGGATTGTACCATAATTGGAATGTTTCCAATAGGAATTTGCTTCAAATTGGATGTAATAACGGAAGCATTAGTATCTTTTGTAGATCGATATTCAATAAATACATCTACATATATCTCACTAGAGTAGGTAACATCTTCTAATCTAGCATGAATAGGAAATAGAATATTTCCATCCTCATTGTATGGTTTTGAAACATAAATACCAGTTCCTTCAACACCTCCAACATGTACATTGATTTCATAACCATCCTTTATGATAACAAAAGGGTTCAATGTTTGAATGATGTATGGAATCTTTGTTTTCATAAAAATATTAAATGAATCTAAATGATGATTTGAGATATATTTGGAGTTTGTATTTGATGTAAAAAAAGAATCAATTAGTTTCCAAGTGTTCATAATGACTTATTAATGTATAATGACTTTATTTTTTATTTGGTTTTTGTTGTCCTTATGTTCTATTTACTTTTTGGTTTTTGTTTTTTTACCTCCACTAGTAGTCGAACTTGTAGATTTTGCTTTCTTTTGAGTAGGCTTTCCTCCTCCGTTTGGTATATTCAAATAATTTTTTGAGTTATATGTTAATTCAATATTTGAAAGGTTTTGAACAACAGATGGTTTCATAAGAGCTAAAGTAACAGATGATGGATCAATCAACCCACCTTTAAGTTGTGTCTTCTTTGGTGGCATAATGAAGCCCGTTTTAATAATACAAGAGATTTTTTCAAATATATGAATACAATGAAGCAGTAAGATAAATATGAAAAGTCTTATCAAACTCTAAACATTTTCGAATAATATCTTGTTTTAACATATGCTTCCATTTCTCTTTTAAGACCATCTTCTTATCATTCAGCTGGTTGTAGACAATGATGGTTTGTCGGATCAATCCTAAAAATTCATTCTTTTTCATCAAAAAAAGTACAAAATCAATATCTTTTGAAATGATTTTGTTTCGATCATTATAGACAACTTCAAAATCTTCATAAGCAGTTTTCAATACAATACCAAAATCTTTTGAAGAAATGTATTTCTTAATATATACTTCATGTAATTTGATATTATTCATTTATATCCAATGATTTGAATTTTATGTAGCAGATTATAACGATGCGGATGCGAATTTTGTTTGTTTCATTTTAAGTTTGGTTGAAAGTAATGCAATTTTCTTATTAAGGTAGTCTTCAATAAGGAATGATATTTCAGGAATATTTTGATCCACATAAAACATAGAAGTTGGCAATACATAAACAAGATTCTTAAGCTCATCAATAATGTCCACTTTTTTGTCTTCTAAAGATTGTATGGTTGTTTGATTTTTTCGGATGTTCTTATACAAAAGAGCACTATCTTCTGTGGAAGACATCGCATGATAATATATTTTCAAGAACTTGTTGAGATGAATCATCACTATTTTCAACACTTCAATATCATAACGGGTGATTGGATACAAGTCCACAATGACATTAGACAAGAAGGTGTCATATTCTAACCATTTTATACTTTGTACAATTAATAATTTATCTTGTAGTGTGGATAGTTGTATATCATCATATTGTTCTTTTTTATTCATCTTTGTGTATACTTGAAACACTGTAAACAGTTTGTAGAGACATACAATTGCGGCAATAGAAATGAACAAGTTTGTAGTATAATTATGTTGTCCAAAGATATATGAGTACACTAACAATACAAGTAACATACACAAAATGTATATTCGCTGTTGTTCCATTATAAACTAATAAACATCAAAAGAATTGAAAAAATAACCAATGTTATTCCCACATAGATAATATTATCTTTGTGTAACAGGATATCTATCATTTTATAAATATCATTTTCTTGTGTAATGTCATTACCAATAGACATCATTTTTCGAAATGTTCGAAATATCACAATATGTATAGGTGCGCTTGTAAAGTATTGAAGTGTATCTTTTTCTTCTGATTTCTGTTTATGCATATCATCTAACAAAGTCAAGATCTTGTCTTCTTTATTCTTCAACTTTGTATATTCATCTTCTGTTTGTAAATTATTGGATACGCGTTTCTTTGGTTTTTTTTCATTAATAATGTCTTCAATACTTCGTATTTCTTCATATAAATGCGTATTCATTTATTTATATGATGAGTTATAAAAAAAAGAGCTATAAAGTTACATAAATATTTTCAAATAATATCAATAAGATCTACATGTCCAAGCATGTGTCTACGACAACAAATCTTCGTCAATCCTAATTTATCTAACAATTCACCTTTCTTGTTATTGTCAAAGTAGTTGTCTTTATCATGACCATCCTTGATCTCTAAGTCTTCAATGGTAAGATTTTCAATATCTGTTTTTCGATCCATTTCTGTCGATTTTTCTTTAAAATAATTCCATTTATCTGCCAACACTTTTCCACAAGTAAAACACTTAACAGGAATAATCATGTCTTTATTACTACTTCGTTATATAAAAATATAAGAAGAATCGTTAAATCAATTTTTTATTGAATATACTTACACAAATCTATATAATTTTGAATGATTGCGGATTGACTAGATAATGGGGATATTTGTGTTTCAAAAATGGTTAATGCTTCATCAAATTTATCTTTGGCTTCAGTATACCTTTTTGTTCTCAAATAAAATAAGCCTTCTAGGAATACAAAATCAGGAGAGCTCTTCAAAGTATTTCCCTTCAATAATTTCTCTACTGTATTGATATCTTCAACTGTAGGCACTGGTTTATCTAATATCTTATATATTTGTTTGTATGATGTATTGAAAATGAGAATGTTATTTGGAGAAATCGAACTAGAAGTAAGACCCACCTTAGACCCATCTGCCATAATATTCGGAAAGGTCCTAGCAACCTTTAATGATTCCCTAGTAATCAAATAAGACAAATGAATGTTGTTGGGAAACTTCAACGGAATATAAGTTTGTGCCAGTTTTTTGGCACAAGACTTACTAATGAAATAGGAATCACAACATGGAAGAACCTTTACATCATCTACAGGAACGACTTCTAGTTTCTTTGTGTCTTGATCATGGTTTTGCTGACCAGGAAGTCCAAGAAACACAATATCGTATGCATTATCATTCATTACATATTTCTTGTTCTCAATAAATTCTGTGAGTAGAGTTTCGGCTGTTGAATCGAAAACCACATCATCTTCAATGATCATATTGATATCATCGTCATTAGCAGTCTTCGCAATTTGATTCATAGCATCCATATGCTTTAAACAGTTGCTAACAAAGTTGATTTGGGGGGTTTTGATGATATACTTATTATACGATGCGAGCTTTTCATTCAGTTCAGTTTGTTCCTCACTAGTTCCTTTGATTTCACTTGGATCAAAGATTCTTTTCACAAAATCTCCATTCAAAGTATCTGGATCAAACTTGCTTATGATTTTCATATTCAAGTCGATATTCTTTTGCTTCACAATGTTTCCAAACATATTTTGAATCTTAGCAAATACACCTTCTCGATGTACTAATTTACTGTAATGGATAATGTACAAATTAACGCTTGGCATTTTTGGACTAGTTTATCAAAAAATTGATATATATTTTTTAAATAGTAATTTAAAAAAAAACAATACTACATTATAAAGATACGAACATGGACTTCTGTGAGTATTGCAACAACATGTATTATTTTAAACATGATGAAGAAAACAAGATCATCTTTTATTGTAAAAACTGTGGTGCTGTCAAGGATATCGATGATGATGAGGAAGCAAAACAGATCGCAACCAACAACTTTGATGGAACAAATGAAAAGTATACTAAATACATCAATCCTAATATTATTTACGACCACACCATTCCTCATGTAAACAATATAGTGTGTCCCAATAAAGAATGTAGTAAAAAAGACAGTGATTCGAATGATGTTGCATACATCAAATATGATAATACAAATATCAAATACATTTATTGCTGTAGTTACTGTAAGTATTTTTGGACATCAAAATTTTGATGACAGGTAGGTCACCAAAATGTTGATGCCTTTTCAAGGTCACCAAAATGTTGATGCCTTTTCAAGGTCACCAAAATGTTGATGCCTTTTCAAGGTCACCAAAATGTTGATGCCTTTGGGTCATCCAAATTTTAAATATAAATAATAGTAATAAAGAATTCTATTTAATTATGTATCCATTAATCATGTCTATGTATGAGAAAACTTCAATATTGGGTCTTCGAATGAGTCAACTCGCAAATGGTGCAACCACTACACTCACACAGCGTGAATTAGAAAGCTGTTCAAATGTAAAAGAGATCGCAAGACTCGAATTAGATAAAAAGAAAATACCTCTCAAAATAGTTCGTAATAATATTTCTTATTCAGTGTCCGATATGATTATTCCGTAAATCATTTCTTTAGCCAATCCTCCAACGATGACCACAATTTAAACAGGTAATGAATACAGTCATCGACTCATCAGCACTTCGTACTTGAAGTTCATAATAACTACACTCTCTCTTCTTACACTTCGAACACTTAAACATATCAGTCTTAGCAATTTGTTTGCTGTTACAAACATTATCATCTCTATTATTTTTATTCTCGATATATACATTCCATTTCTCTGGTAGCAAATCATGTGGTTGATATTTTGCTATGTTATTAAGATCGATAACACCATGTTTAATGTTATTAATCAATAATTCATAATCCATTGAGCTTCCTTGGTTTTTGTAAATATACGAGTCTGGAATCAATGCTGTCAGAATATGGTTTGCTTTGTTGATATATACATTCGCAAACTTCTTGTCTAGCCATGTTTTAACTATGTTATTATTTTCAGCATATTCGATAGTCCAATTGAAGATGCTCTTTTCAATGGATGTGACTTCTTCTTTTGACAAAGAAAGCACCTTCTCGGTAAGTCGAGTACGCACTTCGCTACGAAAATCCATTTTGAAGTTCAACTGCCTACTTTTTAATTCTTTTTTGTTTATTATCTAAATCAAATTTTGTTTCCTTCTTCTGGTTGATTTTCATCATTGTCAAGAATCTCAATCTGTTTATCTAATTTGTAAATAACATCACACAAGTCTCTCATACATTTCCATAGTTCAGGGGGTGTTTCAACGAATGAGTGATATGTTGATGAAGAATCTGTTTCTAACAAAGTGCTTGTATCATAATAAATCTTTTTCAGAAAAGCACTCTTCTTTTCTAATACACTTCTTTTCGTATTATGTATTTTAGGAGTATTCCTATGTTCATCGAATACACACTTTATATTTATTGGTATTTTAATAAGTCGTTTATAACCCACCACCATTATCTATGTACATTGATTATTTTTGTATTATTTCAGTCGCAATTCGCAAACAAAAGAAACAAAAATTTGATTTAGATATATGATAATAAAGAAATACTATTGGTATTTATCCATAATTGAATCATGGATTATATAGAGATGTATGTTCTTCCAGATCAGAAAACCAATCCATCTTTTGACAAAGACATATTCCAAGAAGTACTTAGGTATTTCAAGAAAAAAATAGCATCCCGAAAGTATGCCTGTTTTCAGAAACAAGTCATAAAATCCTTTTCAAAGAACCTAATATTAGAAGAAACCTATGATGACATTTTTACACAAACCATTCCTGTCAAAGAAAATATGTACACTTTAAACAACAAATCACTAAAAAATACATTGTATGAAAGCTTGATCCCATTAGGAATCGTGAATTATTCGAGTAAACAAATCAAACCGATTCACAAGTTTCCAAGTACAACTGAACTCTATGAAAAAACTTTAGAAGAAAAGGTGGTTTTTAAGATGAATAATCGACTATTTGTTAATTTTAGCACAACCACTTATAAATCAGATCCAAATGAAAAATACTATTACATTTATATGAACTATAATAACAGCGATAAATGTGATGTAAAAATGAATGTAACAAGTATGATAGATATCTGCTCTATCATTAAGGAGGGTTATACAATTACCATGAATAACAATTAACATGCTTTCAAAGGAATCCATGTTGTTGATAGATGTTTATTTTTTGTTCGTACACATTCGAACTTAGCTTTCTCTAGCATGGTCATATTTTGAAAATACATGGTTAACATCTTACTAGTTCTCAAAGAATCCACACAAGCATTTCCAATGTATTGGTTTGTTTCATCATACAATTTGAATAGATCGGGTATTTCTGTTTTCTGAACTTGAAAGATAGCATTTTCTTTCATGATTGTGTTTTTTGGTATAGTTGCTTCAGTTTCCATTTGAACGACTTTATCCGCTTCCATTTTCATTGCATCATTCGTTACAAAATTGTATTTTGATTTCAACTTAGGTTTCAAATTACGATTCACGAGACTATTATCAAAGTTGAACAATATATCTTTGAATTTACTGTATAAAGGTTTGAAATACAAACCCCGACAAGTATAATTCAATGAACTCATGAAATCATCATGAAAGGATTCACTGTCCGTTAAAGGAACATACTTTTTCACTTGAACTGAAAACAAGTCGTTACAAGAAGGCACAAAATGCTCTTCAAGTACATTGTTGATCAAATTCAATCGTTTGATAAGATCATAATCTCTTACTGATTTTTTTTTGTATACATGAATATCTGAAATCAAATATAACCATTCCGAAGATTTGTCCTTAATCATTTCACCTTCCAGCAAGGTGTTATCAAAGAGTCCATGATCATGAAACATCATTCGTATAATGATCATTCTGGGATATTCATATCCCATCTGGATCTTCTTATCGATCATTACAATCGTATTTGTGAAGTTTATTTTTGTAAAGTACATGTAGTATGGATTACCATTTGACTTGATTGCCAAGAGATGAGGTACCTTTCGTAGTCGACGATCATGCTTCTGTTCGATGAATACTTCATGATGCTTTTCGACAATGCGAATCTCTTCAAGTTCATCAATGATTCTCTTCTTCACATCATTCGATTTGATGTTAAGACCAATGCGATCACAGAATGAGATGTTTTGAGTTTGCATGAAGATATGTTCTTATAGACTTGTGTCTTCTAAGTTAATAATTAATTATCTTCTTAATTCAATTTTTTAATAGCATAAAGGAAGATCCAAAGCTTTCAAAACCATCTAAGAGGTCTCTTTTCGATTCGTTGTATTTGAACACAATTGGATGACCATCTTTTGTCACTTCTTCGGTATCTTGTTTTAATCTTTCTAAGTTCTTGTTTTCAAAATGTTGGTCTACATTATTTTTGCAAAAAGATATAGTATCTCCTTTATTTTCATTGGGAGTACAATCTACAATGTTATCCTTTTCAATACTACATGGCTTGATTTCTTGTTTATAGAGAATGTTTAACTCTTCTTCTGCTTTCTTGTCACTATACACAAAATCATAGAGCTCTTTCTGATCATCATGTACTTTACAATCTTCATTAGTCTGTGTTGCATCTAGAGATGTCGCATCTGGTGATGCAAGCACTGTAGCATCACTTGATGCCAATAAGGTAGCAGCATCTTGAGTCTGCTCTTCATTATTTTCATTAGATAGTAAATAATCAGTAGCATTTTGATGTAATGCTTTAGATACTGTATTGGAACCATCAGTAGTGCTGGTTTCTTTCATAGAATTGTATTGATTTTGTATATCAGAAATATAGTTAATGATCATGAAATGAATGATCAGAACAAGGAGTAACATGAGAATGGAATTTTTAATTACAACAGAAAACATGATATTAATTCAACTATATATTTTTATTTCAAAAAAAATTGTACCCGATTTTCTTTTTACATCCACTACCATCCATTTAACTTGCAATGTATTTAGTCCTCTTCATTCATAAAGAATGATTTTCCAGTAAGTTCGAAGGTGTCCTTATTTCTTTCAAAGTCTAACCCGCCTTCCACACAAAAACCACTCTTCTTATAAAAAGCACATCTCTTCTTAGCTTGATTTTTGAATACAGAAAATCCATCAACAATATCAATCACCAAAGGAGCGTACTCCCGATCAGTAATCAACTTTCGTTGGATTCTTCCTACCGATTGTTCAACATTGGATTTCGGTGAGGCCATAATTAATGTATCTAGTTTTGGTAAATCGAATCCTTCACTTACCATATTGTAAGTCCCTAAGATAATTTGTTTTGTCTCACTTTCAAGAAGATCTTCATTTTTCATTCCACCAACATAATACCCAAGTTCACTTTTACTAAAACCATGATTACACAGACTCTCCAATATATCTTCAAGATGACCACGACGATCACTTAAGACCAAAACATTTCGATTCGTATCTTTTTTCAATATATTAGCTATTTCTTGAACAATAACATCCGTTCGTGGTAAATATGAACATATGTTATTTAACATCTTTGCAATATTAGGCTTTCCATTATACAATGTGTGTTCAAAGCAATATCCTTGATCTGAATTAATATAATTAATGACTCGCACTTGTAAACCTTTCTGTTCATCTTTTGGTCGTTTTGCCTTGAATACTACATCACCAAGAAACCACTTAAATACTTTAGTGAGTCCATCCACTCTATTTACTGTAGCTGACAAACCTAATGAATATTTTACATTTAACTTGTGAAAAGCTTGTGAAAACACTTGGGCACCCATATGATGACATTCATCAATAATGACCATACCTATCGTGTCATCTCGAAAATCTCTCAAACAAAGAGTTTGAAGACTTGCTAGAATTATATCACAGTTTTCAGTAATCATCTTAGATTGTTTTATAATCCCAATGCGAGCATTCGGTACATATTGTTCAATTCGTTCTTGCCATTGCTTCAATAAGAAGTCTTTGTGCACAACCACAATGGTTTTCTTATTTAGATAACATGCTAAATACAAGGCCATTACAGTTTTTCCCCATCCTGGAGGAAGTTGTAAAATTCCTCCCATATGCTTAGGATCTTTCGCATATTCCAAATAGGTATTTACTGGTTTCATTTGGTTTTCACGAAGACTACCTTTGAATTCAACATCCTTATGCATATCTTCACCTTCTGATATCGAAGTTGTTTGCGGTAAACCAAAGTGTTGTAAACCATAATGCTTAGGGATGTAAAGTTTCTTAGAACTTTCAATATATACTTTGAATCCTTTTGGTTCTGATTTTGCTGGTCCCATGTTCATAATACATGACAACTTCACATACAAATCATTCTTTAGTTTATCAATAATTTCTTTGTTTTCTGAATCTTTAACAATTCCATAGCCACGATAAGTAAGACTATTTTCCAAGGAACCCATTTTTTTATATGATTCTTTATTAAATAAATATGCTTAAGTCGATACTTATTGGTCTGTTAATGTTCTATATTCTATTTGGATCTTTCTCAACTGCTCCAAAGATGATACAACAACAAAGTAATATTATTTTATCAGCTCTTTTTGTGAGTATGAGTGTGGCCTTATATTTCGATGAAACTATAATTGCCTTATTATGTGTAATTGTAGCGATTGTGTATTTATACTCAATTGACAAACAGTCCTTACAAACAAAGATAAATCCACAGAAAGGGATTAGTCAAAAGAAAAATCAAATTTTAAAGAAAGAACCCCTAGTAAATGAAGAAAAAGGGGTAAAGACTACTATTGAAGAAGAACCAGTAAATCCAAAAGAACCAAAGGATCCCACTACCGATTCGAAGAAGTTTCATGGTAATCTCAAAACTCAAAGTAACATATTCAATAAATTGAATTCTGATTTGTATTATAATGAATTAGGTGAACAATTCAATATTCAAGGGTTTGATGATGATGTAAAAGGATTTGATCAATCAATTTACAATTGATTAGATATTTTATATCTGACTCAAAGATACAATAATCATAAAGATAGCTAAGAATACATTGTATATACTGATAAAACTAATCAATCGATGGTGAATTGAATTGATAAGAGCATCATTCTTCACCATACTCATGTATAAGATGGTATACATACTTATCAAGATCAAATAGATTGATAGTGCGATAGCAAAGTACATCTTATTGTTGCTTGTAAATGTTTTGAATACAATCAATAAGAATAAGCCCATAAGAAAGATGAACATGACATCTAAGATCATTCTTGCATATGACAATCCATCTTTCGAATCATTTTTACTTACAACTGAAACAACCATAATTTTTATATATATGTATATAATAAAAATATGGACTTAACAGATGTCGTCATTTTAATCTTACTTATATCCATTTTGATCTTATGTGTCTTAGGATTCGGAATTTATTATTTGAACATTCAATACCAAAAACAAACCATCGACAAACAACTTGCTGTTATCCAAGCGAAAACCGAAGAATTAGAACGACAAGAAAAAGAACCTATCGTTACTTCCACCTCTTCATCCTCGATGAATATGAATTCACAAACTCATCAAATGCCTCCCCAAATGCCTCCTGGTGTTCCAATTAATATTCCAACAAGAGGGATGGAAGAATATAGACAACTTGGCATATTAACATCCTTATCTGATTCCAAAATTGTCATACCTCTTTATGGAAGAAAAACTTATGTTCGAAGCCAACATTGGAATTATTACACTTTAACAAACGGATATCAGAGTATTCAAATATCTGTTTCAAACAAAAATAAAGACTGTAGTGATGAATATGGTTGTGATGAAATATACTCTGATGACCTTGTATATATACCCGCATACAATGAAAACTTCCGTGCGTTAATGTACAAGAATAATGCTCCAAGATATATCCCTTATATCGTTTAGGCAGATACACTTCGTATATCGTTTAGGCAGATACACTTCGTATATCGTTTAGAAAAGACCCAAGAATTTACAAGTGTCTGCGTTCTTTTCAGGTTTGACAGGTGATTTCCAATAAATCTTATTCCAATCATATTTGCGTCTAAGTTGATTTTGCTTAAATTGCATGAAAATTACCAACAGGTATACAATGATTAATATACTTGTCACAGTTGCTGTCACATTTTGGTTGAAGATACCGATCATTGTAAGACCAAACATTAAAAAGATGATGCTCGCAAGTAAGGTGGTGTATTTGATTATATTTATTTGTAAGGTCTTGTGGTGAATATTATAATCAAGAGATTGAAACTCTCTCATAGATCCATAACCCTTGTTATGGAAATCGGATAAAATCCTGTTTACCATATTGAGTTGCATTTTTTGGTTATCGGTAATAGTTTGATTCTTTTGTAGCAAGTCTTGTTGTTCATTCAATAAAGTAGCGTACATTATAAACTGTTCGATACGCAAAGGGACAACTTGATTATCGTTGAACTCTTTCCATTCTCTTACATTTTGTTCACGGAGGTCAGCAGTTTCTGATTCCCTTGCACCTTTCATTTGATTACTAAAGTCAAGTAAAGTTGTTATTTCTTCACTATTTGGCATGATTCTTTGAAATATATTTATATAGAAAAAGAATTTTTATTTGTAAAAGTATTTACTAATTTCATAGAAGAATAGGATGGTTAAGATAATAGAATTCAAAACAATCATAACAAACCCAATCATAGAGCTTTGAAACATGTTGAACATTTCATAAGAACTACTAGCAGCATACAATACACCAATAACTCCAAATATGTACAGCATTAATAATGATAAGTAAATTGTGAACCAAAACTTCTTTCTAGAATAAAGTTTGTTGGCTTTATGAGCTTTTGCCATCATGGTAATAACAAACGCCTTTTTGGTGTCAAAATTGTTTTGCTTTTCAGACAGTTTTGTGAACTGAGATTGATACATATTATTTAATGTTGTATTCCGAATAAGATGATTTGCGTATGTGTCGTCGTCGGTTGGTTTATTCAATTTCATGTCTTCAATAGAATGGTTATATAAATAATATAAATATTCGATGAGTGCTTGATGTGTACTGGATGTAAATGTAATGTTTGGGCCATCTGATAAGTTTATTGAATAAGTATCTGATAATTGCTGATCAGTTATCGGATCTGTCGTATAAAGTAAAGCATACAAAGCGGTGGATACAATAAAAAAAATGGTCACCTTTTTAGCAAGCTTTTTAACCTGTTCATCTAATTTGTATCCCTCTGTATTAAAACCATTGATGTCGTTGAAATAACCGAGAGCATATTGGCTTTCGCTGATTTTCACGAACTCGTTATAAGCATGATCAGTGGCAGACTCAAAACTACCAGGAACATTAATTGCAATATTTGAGAAACCAGTCTTAAATGTTTCTATATCAAAAAAGGTATATAAGCTCCTATTAATAAAAGGTGTATTAGCACCATTTTCAACGACATTGAATTGTGTATTGAGTTCAACTAATGCATCATAGCCTTGATTACTTCCTGTAGATTCATCTATTTTGTAATATCTTGTTTCAGTATAAGTCTCATCAACTGTCATTTTGATTACAATTTTTATATTATAAAAAGAAATTATTAGCTATTTAATCGTATTAGTTTGTTTCATTATAATTTTATCTTTCTCATACACAACATCTATACAATACACTTTCGCCAGATGAAGGTGATATACGCGTGACTCGTACCAACTCACCACTTTGAACATTCAAATATTTGGCCATAGGGTCTGTTTTCAAAATGATTGGGAATTGTAGTTTGCTCTTCAAATTGTAATGTTCTACTAATTTTGAAATCTCAACAGGATCCTTTACAACTTCATGTTTTGGTACAAGACTATGTTTAGAAATGTTGAAAAGTAACTCCTTGATCACAAAAGTCTGTAAGTTGATGTTATTGAACTCTTCAATATTTTTTGGATTAAAACTGTTGATCTTCTCTTTAAAAATAATAATCAGATCGGTTACTTTTTCATTGTCTTTGGACTGAATATACTTTTTCAAATCTGCGAACTTGAATTTCGTATTCAAGTAGTAGATAATCTTCAAATGATCATTCGCGAATATCTGAAATATATTATCACTTTGACGATGAATGATTTCTAGCTCCTCATTGGAAATATTATTCAATAGTGAAATATCCTGGTTTTGGTCCGTCAACATTTCCTTCAAAGTGACAAAGCTCCTGTAAATGTTGTTAGTAGAATCCATACCGTTGATTTATTGTAGTCTTCTTTAATCTTTCTAAATAAATTAATCAATTTTTTCACAAATCATCTTCTTCATCTCCAAAGTTTGCAATCTTGCCACTATAAGAGAACTTCAAAGCACAACCCTCATAGAATACATTTGTGCGATCAATGGTGGGCTTGACAAGGTTCTTATCCAAATACTCTCGCAATCCCTTCCTACGCAAAACCTTTCCAGGAATACTTTCTGTCTTATACCATTCCTTATACTCTTCATAGATATCGTCCAGATCAACCTTTGACCCAGCTTCTTTCTTAATGAATGCATCCATAAACTCTCCGATAACATCATTGCTTCTTTGATATTGACGAGTACATTTCAACACATCCTCAGGTTCATGAATACCAAATTCCTTGTATGATTTGTAATAATGAATCAACAAACCCATGAAACTCTCCTTCCAATCATCGAACTTGAAAGCAAGCTCTCGATCAATGTGGAATTCATTCTCATTCTCAGGATTAGGATTCTCACAGAAATGAGAAGTGAATTCAACCAAACGAATACGACGCCATGTACCACCATCCTCAGGTGGAACTTGAGGCAAATGATTGCAAGTCAACACCATCTTGAATTGAGGCTTGAACTCAATACTTTCCTTGTACAGACCACGAGCAATGATCTTATCATTACCACTCAACTCTTTCATAAAACCCGCATTCATTTTTTCACCTTCTTCGGGCTCTTGAAGAACAGCAAATCGCCTTCCTTTAGCACGAACCAATTCACTGTTTGTTTGGCTTGATCCTACACGCTTACTTGTCAAGAGAGAAATGTTGAATGTACAAGCATAATCTCCAAGAACCTTTTCAAGAAGTTCGATACACTTACTCTTACCATTGCTACCATGGCCTGTCCAAATGTAAAACTTCTCTTCCTTATTGTTACCATCCAACATGCTTGCCATTAATGTAAGCACATACTCACGAACTTCTTTCTTGGGTAATACTTTGCTCATGAAATCCATGATTTGATCAATATAAGGATCATCAGGATTGTATTCAACATAGTTAATTTTCGTACTGTAACTAATATAGTCTTCCGGATGTCCTTCACGAAACTCCATAGTGCTCAAGTCATACACACCATTAAGAAATCCAATCAAATTCGTATTGGCATCCAGTAATTCATCTTCAAACTTTTCATTAAAGAAGTGTAATGCGGATTCCTTCAACATTTTATCCTTGAAATCAGTTTTCTTTAGTTTGTCTCCAATTCCATTGAAACGGTCTCTTTTTTTCTGACACATCGATTGTTCATCTGGATCTGTAATTTCATTCATTTTGATTGCAATATCACTACCAATTTTGTAGTACTCTTTTGACATATCTGTAGACATCATCTTCTTCAATAAATATCCATCTTCACATTTTACCCAACGATGTTCGGTGTAGAAATACCAACCCTTGTTTCGAATACTAGAACACACAAAGTCTTGTTTGAATTTATGATAAATTACTGTAGCAATATCATAATCTGTTCCACTTGAACTTGCCATCAAACACGAATACAAAGATTGACTAATTATCTTTTCATACAATTCAGGATTGTCACTCTTTGCCCACATACATAAAGTGCCAATACCAAGACCACTTTCCTTCATGTATCTCCAAGCTTGCTCACATTCATCTTCATCCACAAACTTAGATGACTTCTTGCTGAAACTTACCCAACTCTTCAACAAACGATTATCAATATTTCGACAACACCAACCAACACGAATCCAAGAGTCATAATTATCTGCTCGTGCAACACTTAGAACATCCACAAGCTGTTCAGCCAATTCAAAGGAACAACTTTGAGTTACCTTCTTATTCTCTTTGGACTGTTGACTCTTGTTAATGATGGTACGCTTGATCTTCTGATCTTGATAAGCATACTCCATCTTCTCAATCGATTCTTTTTTGTCCTCACGATAAGGAGACTCTTCATCCTTATTGCGTATACTCAATGTTTCAGTATACAACCATGGTTTTTCGGTGTCAATACGATTGTTGTGTTCTGTAATTTCATTATCATCATTGATGTTGAAAGTGATATGATTTGTGATTAAGTATGGCTCGTTGTATGGCTTACAACTCCCATACATCATCCAATTGTTTTTATCAATTACAGCCTTATCAAAGATGTCATCAATTTTATTAATACATTTGGCTTCCTCTTCAATGAAAGATAACTTGCTCAACAATTGCTCACGGAGCATCAACTGTAAAGATAGATTGGTTACAATGTTAGGAATTACAATATGAACTCCATCTTTAATCACATTCTTTTTTTCATACTGGACGGGCTTTGATTTTTCCATAATATACACTTCAAACTTACTCTCATCAACATACTTTGATACCTCCTCAAGGTATATCTTGATCAATGATTTGATCGAATCCATGTAGTAGTGTCTTTTTAAAAATGTCTTCTCATTTGGATACCTGAAATCGAGATCGATTAATATAGGTGAAATATCTCGATGTTTTTCTGTCATATGAAGTACTTCATTTCTTTCGAGAGCTTCATTGTACAATTTCAGGAACTTTTCCTCATCTAGTCCTGGAATGTAAAATGATGCAATCGGACTCATCATGCTTGTATGAGTAAAAGCACTTGATTTAACAGTTCTATATTTTGAACTAAAAGCATGGAATGAATTCTGTCCACTTTTGTTGAAAGACATTATAATTATAATTGTAAAATATTTTTAATATGATTTCAAACTACTCTTAACCTTGGAAATTAAAAGATGTTACAATTGTAGCACCACTTTGGTGTATATATAATCTAAGTTTTCAAATTCTCTTTGAATCAATTTTTTAAAATTTAAACTTCATCATTATTGGGTGTTGGAAATATAGTATGCTAATATAATATATAGGATTACACATGCCATCTTACTGTTCACCAAACCATCAGGAAATATATGATAAAACACAAACATGTTATACTAAAGCACAACTCATATTGATTGCTAAACAATATAATAAGTATGCTAAAAAAAAAATTAAACTCAACACTTCTAAGAAAGAGTTATTAAAAGATCTTCATAATAGACTTCAAACTCACGAAGCAAAATGGCATCAACATCATTTCATGAATAATGTGAACGAGGAAGAAAAAGACAGTTTGATCGAATCTTTTAAACCTGAAAAACCAAAAGAATGGAATGTAAATGAAAGACAATGGCTCAATACTTATGATATATTAGAAGTTATGGAACAATATGAAGATAAATATCCTTCTTTCAAATTTCTTGGTGTGTTTCCTATTGATTTTGAACATAAGGTAAATGGGAAGCACTGTGTAAGCCCAGTTATGTGTAACTTTGATTTGAAGAGTTTGTTAAAAAGAAAGATTACTCAATGTGGTGCTGTGTTAAATTTAGACTATCATTATCAATCGGGTTCTCATTGGGTGTGTCTGTACATTGGATTGGTGCCTCATAATCCCAATTTTGGCTGTTATTATATTGATTCTGGAGCATCTAAAGCACCTTCTGAAGTGGTAACCTTTTTCAAAAAAATTAAGAGTCAAATTGTTGATCATTATTCAAAAGAGGACTCTGATAAATTCAAATTCAGAGAAAACAAAAAACAATTTCAGTTTAAGAATACTGAATGCGGTATGTTTAGTATGTATTTTTTGATTCAATTTTTGAAACAAAGATCATTCAAAACAATCATCAATTCAAAGATTAATGATGATGGAGCATTCAAACTTAGAAATGAATATTACTTGACATCATGATAATATTTTGAAGTATTCTTGACATTTCTTAGCAAATGTTTTAGTATTCAATCGTTCATTCATATAATGAATGACCTTTCTAATTTGCTTTAAAACATAATATTTGTCAATTGTTTCAAGATTGGATTCTTCTTCAACGAATCGAATCAATTCATTTTCATAAAATGAACTTACCCTATGAAGCTTTTGTACTAATTTATTGATATCAAAATGACTCCACTCTTTTTCTTTAATATCATATTGTTGCCATTTGTTTTTGTATGACACATAGATTAAATCATTTAGAAATATATCTCTCAAAGTGAGCGCAATAATTTTTTCCTCATTCGAATATACTTCGAAGTATTTTATGATTTCATTACAAAATGATCTCATAAGCGTTTTTGTTATACTGGAATAAAATTCTGTTTGAAACACTATTTTATGTACTTATTATACTCGACGCCCTTGTTTTAATGTTGTAATTTTAAGTACAATAGAGTGCTCGTTGTTGAAATTGTATAACTCTCCATTGTATTTGTAGAATGAAACTTTGAAATTAGAAATAGGTCTTGGTGGATTGAATTTCTTACGCACTGTGTCTTGAAAGTTAATGTTTGTTGCATCTGGATTTTCATAAATGATCGTTGTAGCCCGATTGGTAATTTGATTATTAGATTGAATGATATCCATACCACCAATCTTCATGATTATATAAGGTTCAGTATTATCTGTAAATGGTAGCTTGATACTAACTAATTCAATAGAAACCACATTTTCAAAATGTTCATTCAATGGAATTTCATACTTGTTTATGTTGTATTTTGCTACATCTCTATCTCTACTATCAATCACAAGATATTTAGTTCTTGTTGCTTCATCTTTACTAGTTTCTTCAAGTGGGATGATATTTGGATTAATAGAAACATCCCTGAAAAATGGTTCAAACCCAGACGAAACACCAGCCATTAAGTTTAACTATTAAAAATTAATATATTTTTTTTATTAACAAAAATGAACACATCCAGTTCATCTTCATTTATGTCGATATCGAATCTTAAAACACTCATTACCATCTTTGAAAATTTCTTTAAAGATAAGTATAGACAATATTCATTCCCAAGATCGTTAAACTTGAAAGAAGTAATCTATGAAACCATGACCAAAATAGATCAAAACAAAGAGTATGATAACCTATCAAAAACAGAATTAAATAAGATAACCTTATCTATTGTCAAGAATGTAGTAAAAAATAAGTTGGAAGTTGTAGATCGACCCATGATGAATGAAGGAAAACGAGGAGAGCTCGAATTGAACAAACAGTTTGAAGCCTTAAGTGAGTCTAGAAGAGAAGTAATGTTCTCTCCTCCATCTATGAGTAAATCAGAACCAACAGATACAGCATTGTCTGATCATGAATTTCTACAATCATTGAAGAATATGGAATTAATGCGGGATTCCATTGACCAAAATGCAGCTGTAGATCAAAATATTGCTGAAGTATTTAAGCAGAACCTTATGTCAAACCCTAAAGACCTCTTTTCTTCTTTGATTCAAAAGGAAGATGAACCTATTCCAGAGATGAAAGAAATAGTACAAGAGCGCTCAGATTTCTACATTAAACCAGAAAAGAAACCAGAACTACTAAAAAAGTATATTTGTATTGATAGTCGTGAAAGAAGTGATCTCGCCATAGACCCTTTTCATTACACCATCCAGTTTGAAGAATCGATCCGAAATATATCCTCAGTCACTTTAACTTATGTTCTCTTTAATCCAACGATAAATGGGATCGATGACCTTTATGTAAACCTCCAAATTGATGAGTTTAATCAAGATAAGATAGTTTCGACCAATGCGCATTTGAAGAACGCTTTTGCTCAACTACCTATACAAGGAGATCGTGGTGTTTATGATAATGCTTTGAATGAAAGAATCACACGAGATTTTGTCATCCCATTGAGTGCATTGAATAAACTCACGATTTCTTTTGTAAAGTTCGATGGTACTTATTTGGAAACGATCGGGGAACATTTCATTAAGCTTGAAGTAGAGTATTTTAATAGCATTGGAGGAGATCTTGATTTGGACCCACCTAATTTAAACTCATTTCAGAATACACTTCAAGAAGAGATTTTTATGGCCAATGATGAATTGGAGAATATGAATGAAGAAGTTATGAATCAGGAAGAGGATGAATAGCTTTCAAGGCTTTCCAAAAGCGTTGGATTCGTGAAGCATAGAAGTTCTTGATTAAGCGATCAAATATCAAAGTAGAGTTGGATATCACTGCTAAATGACACATTCGATGAAAATAGTTTTCATCATCATACAATTCACGGTATCCATTCCCTAAAATATAAGTAACATGTAAATACCATTTCTTTTCAATACATAATTCTAACAATGATTTTCTATCTTCATTTTTTCCATGAAGTTCACATTTTCGTTGAATAAAAAGACTAGAAATATGTGGGGCATCATTTTCAACGGAACGAACAACGAGCATCACACCATCTTTATCACATGAATTGATATTACAACTAAATTTATTAAACATCAATTGTACCAATTCTTCATTTTTCATATCTACAATCTTAAAAAAGGCATCATTCCCATCTGAACATACAAAAATTGGATTGAAATACGATGTATTCATCATAAACTTGATCAATTCAATATTTTTTATTTCAAACATTCGTTCATGAATACAATCAATACATTCATTCATTTTTCCAGTTGTGATCATACATTCAATAATGATTGATGGGATTCTATGGTGAGATGTAGAAGTACACACATCAAAAGCTGTAGACAGTAGATAGCGTAAATCCACTCGCTCTAATTTTTTATTCTTTTCTAAAAATTGTGTTAAATAGGAAAATACATAAACATTCTTGCTATGAATCGCTTGAACAAGCAAAGAATGATTTTCATGCTCAAAGGTGGCCAATCGGTACATTCCTTTTTACTTATTTTTAAACAATGTTATTTTGTAATAGCCATCCTTTTTATTTTCAAGCATACCAATCTTATCTAATGTTCCTGTATTTTTATAAAGTTCATAATTAAAGAGCTCATTTGTATTTTGTAACCATATGTATGACACACCCTCAATAGTAACCTTGAATGGTTTGACGCGAATATGTTTTACCCTTTGTTGATCTACCGCGGAGTCTTTATCTTCCTTAATATCTTCATAATATGCCTTTTCAAACCCATCTACATCTAATGGGTATGCGAAGCATTCATATGCAGAACCCATGTTGTTCTTATTTAACGCACAATCTACAGCACCTTTCTTAATATTCATCAAAATTTTAGAAGTAATCGCATCCTTCTTTTCAGCAAGTTGATAAATACTTTGATCGGTTGTTTTTTCATTATCTGTTGAACGAATATATACAGACTTCTTGTTTTGTTCGCTTGTCATCTTCATACGATACATAAAGACCTTGAAGTTCCTCTCTGATTCAGGCAAGTCAATATGAGAACATGTACGATTTGCACGACCAATGACTTGATCAATTCTAGATTTATTCCAGTATGGTTCCACAATATGAACTTGGCGTACATTCTTTAATGAAATACCAGCAGAGCCAGATTGTGTGATCATAAGTATCTTGATTAATTCACCATGTAAATTGTTTGGCTCCAGATCCTCAAAATCATACATTTTTTTAAGTTTGTCTACTGTCTCTTTACCCAAAGCATTCATATCTGAATTGAATATGTTTAATATCACATTCGCAACATCTCGATCAGTCGAAAATACCGCATACTTTGGTTTTTTATAATCCGCCTCATCTACATCAATCTGAACATTATTATCTTTATCTAATGAAATCTTCATTTCAGCATACCCTCTAGCTTTCAAACATAATCCTAAAATACCAAGTCCTTCTAATGTTTTGAATTGTGAATACACTAAAACATTACCATCTGTTTTCTTAATATTAGACAGAATACGATCAAACTTAGGAGAATAAGTCTTTAGGTTTTTATCATTCAAAAAATGATCTTTCTTTTCATTTAATTTGTGTAAGGCTTCAATAACACTCCTTTCGTATTTCTTCTTTGCCGTAACTCTTGTGTTCATTTCCTCTTCATATTCTTTAACATCATTCATGAACTCATCATCCACATCCATCTCAGATTCCATAAAAGAAATTCTTTTCTTTGGGAAAGGTCGTTCAATTTCATCTGGAAAAGCAAAGTTACATAATGTACGAGAGAATGTTTTATATACACCATTCTTCGAAAACAAATCAGTCGCATCTTTATTGAATTTCTTCATATTCTTCTCTTTCTTGATCTCAGAATCACGAACTTGGGCATATTTGCCAAATTGATGATCGGAGAACTCAAGCTCTTCCTGAACAACACCTAGATTGGTTGGGTACAAAGAAGTATCACTACTTTCATAGTAACTCACAATGCCCATCATTCTTCTCATAAACAATTCATCATTCTTCGTAGTGTTGTCACTATAATTGACAAAAAGATCATCAAATTCTGTTTTATTTGTGGGGAAAAGAGGGACTGATTCCACAAAATAAGTTTTTTTATCCGAATATTTACTCAACACAACACCACTTGCTTTCAAATCTTTGACAATGATATCCATCTTTTCTTCATCCGTACGAGTGTCTCCTTTGTATACCAACAATTGTTGCAAATTCCTTTCAAAACCAAATGGTGTTAGATTAATTTCAATACTACGATGACCACTCTTATCTTTAATACTAAAGGACTCAATGAGTTTGGATTTTTCTAAATAAAGCTTATTATAAAAGTTATCATTAAAGTAAATACGATACACTTTATTTAATCCATTCAATATATTGAAAGTATACGCAATTTCATTAGGATAGTTAATGATTGGTGTACCCGTTAAGAGCACGATCTTCAAATTCTTTGCGTGGAGAAGATCCTTATATACTTCAGTTGATAAAGCGCTACGATTCACAACTGTAGAAATGAATAAATGAGCTTCATCAATGATTACTAATTTGTTATCAAATATATTCTTTTCTTTTGTCATTTCTTTGAATTTTTGGAGCGTCAACCCATTGTAATTGAGAAATTCATACTTTTTAGATATACTATTATTGATTTGTGCTCTGATTTGTTGTTTTTCCATGGATGATTTGGTATGAAAATTAGGAGCTTTGTCATTATCAAATGACCAATATCCCTTCGCTCTCTTTACAATGATAGGATCAATGTTTTGCTTGTTTGCTGCTTCTGTATGTTTCTTTGTTGGGTTGAATTTCCAATGTTGATTGATCGCGAATTTAGTATTCCCACATTTCATGATTTCATTTCTGTAATTCATCTGTAAAGAAGCTGGCAACAGAACCATTATGTCTCGGTTGTTGTTCATGATTTCAGCAACCGCAATAGAAGCACAAGTTTTACCTACACCTAAACCATGATATAATAAAATCCCCCGATAAGGACTCTTATGCTGCATATAATCTCTTACAAATTTCTGGTGTGGGAAAAGCGACAATCGTTCGGTTTTTACATCACAACTTGATACTGTTTTTTGTTGTTTTTTATTTGCTGGAAATGTTTTGGTTATCCATTTTGGAAAGTCTTTTTTATTTGTTATCATCCACTCTTCTGGGTTGGTAGATGTCATTTATTCTTAACTTAAAGATATAGAAAAAATTGATTCTTCTCAATTGTTGAGTAATTAATCAAATCTGAATCAATCAAACCACAAAGATGATTTCGAACCAATCTACACAAGCATCAAACGCAGACAATGTATCTCCATTTAATCCATCTAACAAAATGATCACATATAATGAAGTTGTTCGTATATTGTCTGAACATGGGATTGATAACAAGCCGAAAGATATTACTTTGTACAACAAGGCATTTTTACATCGTTCTTATTGTACACGAAAGAATGACAATGTGGTTACTGGTAATGTTGAATGTCCGCCTGATTGTTTACCTCTTCAAGAAGAATCTAATGAACGCTTGGAATTTCTTGGAGATGCGATCCTTAACTTTGTGGTGGCAAACTATTTGTATGAACGATATCCTGATGCGAATGAAGGGTTTCTAACCAAGATTCGTACAAAGATTGTAAATGGAAATAAACTAGCTGAACTAGCAACCTATCTGAATTTAGGAGATCATCTTATCATCAGTCAACAATTAGAAGCAAACAGAGGACGAACGAACAAAAACAATCTAGAAGATGTGTTTGAAGCATTGCTTGGTGCAATTTATTTGGATTTTTCAAGCGGGAATGATGGGTTCATTGAAGAGAGTGGTGTTGGATTCCAAACTGTGATGAAATTCATTATCACTATATTGGAAACCTATATTGACTTCTCAACCATTGTAGTACAAAAAGTGAACCCAAAAGATACCTTTGTAAAACTTGCTCAGCATAACTTCCAATGGACCCCTAAATTCTATGAAATTAATGTATGTGATAAGGATAACACCAAAGAACATACAATAAGTATAAAAAACAATGAAGATTTCATCATCGCAGTGGCAACAGGTGAAACTCGAAAATTGGCTGAAATTAATGCTTCAGAAAAAGCACTGAAATATTATGGTTGGTCATGAGCTTATTTTACAAATAATGGACTGTTATTAGAACGAGCACTCAAAGTGCTTCCAATAAAGTACATTACATATAACTTGTAGAAGAAGATAGAGCTCAAGCCCTCACGCACGCTACCAGTTTGGAAAGCATAATATACAATACGGAACCATAAAGCGAGCATTACTAATAAATATACAGTTCCAATGAACAAAAGCATTATCGACAAAAACATTGCTGTCGTATTGTCTTTAGCGCTGTCCTTTTTTTCTTCAAAACTTTCTTTTGTTTTTCCTAATACCATAAGCAATTCAGTTCCAAACACTTGTTGTTTTAAATAGTTAGTCATTCTTGTAGCATAATTCATATTTCAAAATCTTTTATAATTTATATTAATATAAAAATGAAATTATATACAAGAATAATGTTGGACAAAATGCTCAAAACCATTTTATTATTCGCATGTTTTGTTGAAATTGTAAAAGGGTTCTTTAAATATGACTTAATTGAACAATTAGATGATTTCAAATACATGAAATATGGTAAATACTTTGTTTACATTATAATATTGATTGCTTTCGTTATGAATATATCAAAACTTAGCTTCTATTTACCATTTTTAGGTAAAACTGCATTTCCAACTGGATTACTTAACGAACATTATCCACCAAACGCAGATCTTAATTTTACATTAGAAAATGTAAAACCAAACACCATGATCATCTATTGGGGATCTGAAAACCCCTCTAAACAACCATTACCCATCTCAAACCCTTGGGATGCGTACAAAAATTACAAGAACTCGGGAGTAACCACTTCTAATAAAGAAGGTGTTGCTACTCTTAAAGTAATCAAACCAGTTTCTTATAAAGTTCCTAATGGCATGACCTTAAAACCCCATGTTCATTACAGAGAAGTCCTCAAAGATGGAATGCTTGGTCCAGTTGAAACTGCTTACATGTAAATGGAAGCAGTTACTGATACAGAAACCACTTCCATTTAAATTTAAGCAGTTACTTCTACAGAAGCACTAGCGGATACAACTGTGTCACGCTTAATGAAATGATGCTTCAAGAATTGTTGGAGGTTAAAGTAATGAACATCATCATCATCAGTACAGTTAAGGATCTTCTTTAGCTTTTCATCGGGAAGAATCTTACGCTTGTCCTTTTCATTGCGAAGACCATTCTTTACAATATAGTTGTTGAGCATTTTAGTTACATCAGTTCGAGGTACAAGTTCACCTTCCTTGATACCAAGGAACTGGTAGAGTTCGGTACTAAGAAGAGAAGGCATCGCAAAACCACTTGCGCGTTTTGATTCAGAGTTCTTGTTCTTATTTTTTTGCTTGGACATTACTTTGATCACATTGTTAAAGTCCTTTTCAAGGGTCTTACCCATCACTTGAAGTTCTTTGACTTCTTTGTTAATAGAGGCAATCTTGGAAATGAAACTAGAAAGCTTAGTGTAGAAAACACCTTCTACAGAAGTATCTGGAGCCTTCTCCTCTACAACAGGAGCCTTTTCATCTACAATAGGAGCCTTTTCATCTACAACAGGAGCCTTTTCATCTACAACAGGAGCCTTTTCATCTACAACAGGAGCCTTTTCATCTACAACAGGAGTCTTTTGTACTGTAGCCTTTTTAGTAGATTTAGCTACACCCTTTGAGGATTCCTTTGCACCACTAGATTTCACAGGAGTTTTGGACTTAGCAACCATCGGTAAATTGTTATATTTTTAAAGTGGAGCAAGCTTTAAGTAGGTTTTAAAAATATCCATAACATTCAGTGTAATTCTGGAGGTAAACGACTTTTTCTTTGTATTTTTGAATCTCATTCTTTTTTGTGGAAAGATGGTATCAATATCATGAATACAATAATCGTCATCTTTTGTTTTATTTAATACATCATTCATGTTCATAATAAGGTATGTTTTTAAGAATACATATGCGAATATATTTGTACTTTCAGAGTAAGGTTTGTACATTTGTAATTGTTTAACTGTATGGAATTGTTGTAATATTTCTTTTTGTAAGGCATTTGTAGTTTTAAATTTATATTCATAAATGAATGAGTTTATGAGAATCGCTATAAACTCAACATATGCTTCGAATATATTAAGTGTCTCCACTTCATGAAGATTAATCTTATATTTGTTAATTAGTTTTTCATCAAACTTTTTCGGATACTGAAATGGATGAATATGATAAGCATGTAATAGCTCATGTAAGATGACTTTACAAACCTCTTTTTGTCTATAGATGAATATGATCGGTGGTCGTTGAGGGTAAGTTAGTGTTAATCCACTGTTGATGTGTTCGGCAGATAAATGTTTGTTTTCTTTGGGAAGTTTTGATCGAGGTTTATTCAATAAAGCAAGTATGATGGTAATCTCATTGATTTTTTCCTTGAATACATCAGCTAGTATTCCTATACACAAACAAATGTAATCCATGAAGAATTTTATGTGATTTTCTTTGGTATCACTTCTTATTATCAAATGGACTACAGTATTTTGTATTTCAAAGCTGATGCTTTCTTCAAACTTTGTATTTTCAAAACTCGGCTTTAGATTTTTAGGAAAGAAACGCCCATCTGTTAAGAAACCATAATCTATTTCTTGTGGTGGTGATTTAACAATTTTTCTATCATCCATCATCTCTTTGGATATACTTAATGATTGATTCACTCTTTCTCTGAATTCATCCATTATACTAATGTTGGGAAAATATCTCTTAGGTTTATATTCTTTATAGTATCTGGATTATGATGCTTAAGATCAATATCGAAGATAATATATAAATCCCCTCGAGAATCATTTCCCTTTCGCAACCCTTTGTTTTTTATGATACATGAACAAACATTGTCTTCTAATGGATTGAATTGAATTGGAACTTCTTCATGAAAATGATCGATCGTTGTATCAATTCCTAAATAGTAGTCACTTATGCTAATGGGCATTGTTCGAATCAAATCATACTTATCAATATATGAATTGATCACATAAGGTCCACAATCTTTAATATCAAGATATACAATCAAATTACCATAAACACCATCAAAAACATTCCAATCTCCTTTATGTTCAAACACATATTGAGTCGAATAATCCCAGAAAGATAAAAATACTATATGTACATCCATTTCACCGTCTTCTCTCTTGTATTTCACTTTCATCTTCTTCCCATTCTCGAAATACAACTCTTTTAATGTCACATTCAAATGAATATGAATGTCTGTATTTGAACCATCAGAAGCATCATGAAAGTTATCAGTAAATTCATTTGATAAATTATTCTTGTAATTCAAAATCATTTTCATCATAAACTCAGACAAAGTGTTCAATACCCTTTTCCATATAAGTTCATAATTGGGAGTTATCGTATCTGAAGTCAAAACCTCAAAAGCAAATTTAACCTTAATAAACTCATCACTATTCCCATTATTTTTGTCAGGATGACATTCCAAAGCCTTCTTCTTGTACGCTCGTTTTATTTCCTCGTTACTGTAGTTCTTAGATGGATCTAGATCTAACAGTTGTAAAGCCTTAATTTTACTTAAGTACATACATACGATATGTAATAAGACTAATGCTTCATTTAAACCATTTTTATAAAAATCCATACATCTTTCATGATCTTAAAAATGCTCATAATAAAGAAATTCTTGATGAAATGAATCTACTCTTTTATGGATATGATATCACTCTTTGTAAATATTATGTTAATCGGTTATTAGGGAAAAAGGATCAACCAATAAAATTAACAGAACACACCACTAATGTTTTAGGAGTTGATATTTCCTATTTTACAAGCCCAGACTTCATTGAGTTGAATCTCAAAACTCATTTGAGCAAAGAAAGATCATCCTTAGTCGAATTCATTAAAACCCTTACAAGTACAAGGAAAGCATCCAATCAAAAACACATTATCATCCTAAACAATATTGATGCCTTGAATTTTCAACTTCAATACAAGTTGCGACGAACATTAGAAAAAGCAAGTACAAATGCGTCCTTTATCGGAATATCCAATACACTTTCGAAAATGATAGAACCTTTACAAAGTAGATTCGCATTCGTGCGCATACCATTACTTGCGAATAATGAAAAAAAACATATTTGTACCACAATTAAGTCTCACATGCAGTCTGATAAAGATACTACAGATTTGTTGAAGTACCTAAAAAATATAGAATTATTCCAAGATATTGTATCAATTAATCTCTCCTTTTTCTTAGCAGAAGAAGATACAAATTTTACAAAGATTTGTAAGAGCTTCAAGTTTATCGATAATGAGGTGAAAGCATTGTTCACAAACTTCACAAAAAATAAGAATATTCAAGATTCCATTCAAGAAATAAGACAGTTTATATACACACTCATTCATTACAATATTGATCATAAAATCATTGTTCAATCCATCATTACATGTACTTCTAAAATGAAAGCATACAATAACTATATGTTTCAAATCATTCATATACTAAAAGAATTTGACCTTTCAATGATCTCAATCAATCAATGTAAAATAGTACATGCTTATGAATTTTGCTTATTAGACATATTAACATTAATCAAATCAACTTAATGATGCGAGATTATGTAATAATATATACGGCATGAAAGTATTCAAGGTTGAATGGGTACTTATAATATTATTATGACGATCATTAGATGCATTTCGAATAAGATTTTTTCGGTACCTTGGGTTGTTATATGCCTTGTAGTATAAACCTTCATATTTGTTGATCACACTGTCGAGCTCTTCAGCTAGTTTGTAGTTCAAAGTGTTCTTTAGTTTTTCATTTTTTATATCTGCAAACATTTCACTTAATTCATTCAATTCAATAAGTTTTTGTTTGATGCTGCTCATACTTGATATTCAAATTCCTTCAATGTTTGTTTAAGTATATTCCTTTAATATTTGTTTCAATTTATACTCAGATATTGTTATGTTATATTCTTCTTGTAAACACTTTACAGTCCCTTTCAATGTATTCGATTTTCGAACCTGAAGAATGGTGTCTACATCATATAATACCTGTGGATCTTTGTTTGTTTGGTGATGATACAATACTTTCCCTTTACTTGTTTGTTTCCATCCTTCAATCATTATCTTGTTTTGATGGACTTTGTCATGACAGTCTTCACATAATGGTAGCAAATTGAATTGAGCATTCTTATGAAAGGCTTGATCGATCATTCCATTTTGATCCGACTCTTGTTGAAAGCGAATATGATGTGTTTCGACTTGTTGACTCTTATTACACAATCCACAACGATCAAT